CTCCAAGACAACTACTTCGGGCACTACAATAGTATCTGGGGCATTGAGGAGTCTTCAACAGGCGCAAACGTCAACGCAACGGCCCTAGTGGTGGGGACGCCTTACGTAATCACAACCATGGGAACTACAACGCAAGCGGGCTGGGTTACGGCGGGGCTTTCCCCTAACGTGGTCGCACAGCCCGGCGTTGGCTTTGTCGCCAAGGCGGTTACAACCGGCTCCGGGATCGTAAAGGGCTTGGCCGCTAGCGGGATCTATACAGTTGAGGAGGTCGGCAGTCCAAACCTCATGGTAAAAGGGGCGGGCCCGCTCCCCGGAGGGGTTCTATCCAATGGGGGTGTAATCCTGTTGGCTATGCGGAACGCCTCTGCGGCCCTGACTAATCCGCCCGACGGTGCGGTCATGCGGTTGTCACTCATTCTCAGTAATTCCAGCCTAAACGTAAACGGCAATTAACTAAGGAGTCCCCGTGGCCGCACCTGCAACCCCGACCAACATAGTGGTGCAGCAAGCTAACCGCCAGGTTTCCATATCCTGGGACGTGGTCGCGGGGGCCGATAGTTACACTGTTTACAGGTCCACCGACTTTATTACTTATGTGAACATCGCCGCGCCAGCGGTCCCACAGTACACAGACAGTACCGTGTCCGTGGGTGTGGAGTACGCTTACAAAGTAACAGCGTCTAACGCATCGTTTGGGGAGGGGTTACAGTCCGTCCCCTACTCCACTATCCCAACCCCTGTTGGGGTGTATTCGCTGCAACAATTGCGCAACGAAGCGAAGCAACGCGCGAGTCGTGAGAAGTCCAAGTTTGTCACCGACTCCGAGTGGAACAGGTACATTAACCAAAGTAGATTTGAGTTGTATGATTTGCTCGTCGGGCTATTTGAAGACTACTACCTAGCCCCTCCTTACCGCCTACAAACCAACGGGACAGACCAGAACTACCCGCTGCCCGACGGTGTTTTAACGGACCTGCAAACCAGCGCGGTTGCGCCCCCTTACTACAAGCTCCTGGGGGTGGATTTGGGGCTCAACAACGCGAACAACGCCCAGGTTACACTCAAGCGGTTTAATTTTATTGCGCGCAATATGTACCTGTACCCTCAGCAGACCAGTAATTTCATCGGGGTATTTAACCTCAAGTACCGTGTCATGGGGAACCAAATTGCGTTTATTCCCACCCCTTCGGCCAACCAAATCGTCACCCTATGGTATATCCCGCGCCTCACCGAGTTACTACTCGACACCGACCTAGCGGACGGTATTTCCGGTTGGAATGAGTACATCCTCGTGGATAGCTGCATAAAAGCCCTCGAAAAAGAGGAGTCGGATACGCAAGTTTTCATGGTGCAAAAGCAAGAGCTGATTAAACGCATTCAGGAGGCGGCGTCTAACCGAGACGCTGGCCAGGCCGACACGGTGTCAGACTCTAGGAGCGCCGCCGCCAACTGGGGCAACTACAGCGATTATTTCGGCGGACCTATGGGCGGGTGGTAAGATGCCGCACCTCCCTATCTTTCAACCTACGAACACTGAGTCCGTCCCCTCGCCGCTGTTTCTCATGATGGAAACGTCGTGGGCGCAGATACTCGACTCGGCAGGGTCGCAGTTAGACAAACTTGCAGCGCAGCCCTTGAGTCGCGGACAACTCTTGCCTCAGGTGGTTTTAGTAATCGGTTCAAATACCATCCCGCACAACCTCAACCGCGTTCTTACAGGTTGGTTTTTTACTCGGCAAGGACAACCCGCTGCGTTTAAGTTTACCGGCACCACGACCCTAGCGGGGGCAACCATTACAGCGGTCTCGAACATGACCAATATCTACGTAGGGGCGATTCTAACGTCCACGACCCTCCCCGTAGGGTCTAAGGTTCTGTCGTTCGACATTGTCGCCAACACAATCACGCTCACCACGGGGGTGGGGGTCACGGCGGGCACTGCAACAGACATGACAACGCCTCCTCGGGGGACTTATGTCTACGACACCGAGGGGTTTCCGCCCACAAATAACCCGGGCTCAAGCGTGAACCTGTATTTAACAAGTAACGTCGCCATGACCTGCGACATTTTCGTTTTTTAAGGAGACCCCATGGCCGACGAAACAATCTCACCTAACATGAATTTGGTTATCCCTGGGGTGTCGTTAACGGGGGGGCCTCAGTGGGCCACCGATATCAATACGAGCCTAAACAACATAGACACCCATGACCATTCCTTCTCCAAAGGCGTCCCCGTTACGCCTGCGGGCATGTCGATTATCGCCAACCTCACCATGCAGAATAACTCGCTCACCGAGACGCGTTCAGTTAGGTACACTCCCCTCGTCGCGCTCCCTACAGCGAGCACGTCCAATTACTCCAATTTTACGTTTAATGTAGACCTCTACTATAGGGACGGACTTGGAAACAACATTCGCCTTACCCAAAACGGGGGCGTCGCTGGGTCGCAGGGGAGTATTGCGGGGCTTATACCGCCCGCAAACGTTACCTACCTATCCCCGACGTTCGTATTTCAGTCTAATGTCAACGTATCGGGCAACCTCGACGCTGGGTCTGTTATTTTCCGCAACTTAACGGCCTCCTCGCCAGGCGTTACGCTTTCGGCGCCCGCCGCCCTGTCGAGTAGCTATTCTCTCACGCTCCCAACGGTCCCGTTGGCGGATAGGTTTCTGTCAATTAACAGCGCGGGCCAATTTGGCAGTACTTGGGTAGTAGACGGAGCCACGCTTGAAATATCAGGCTCTACCCTGCAGGTTAAAAACCTCGGGATCACAGCGGGCAAGGTCGCAACCAACACGCTCACCACGACGCAAACCGCTTTAAAGACGGTTAGCACGACGGCGGCACCCACTAACGGCGTTCTAGTTACCGTCTCCTCGGGCACCTTTACAAACGCAACTACTACCTACGCAACGGTAACCGGCCTAAGTGGAACGCTCGTCTGCGCCGGGAAACCCGTTTTACTGTCGCTGCAAGCGGCAGCGGCGCAAGCCTTTGTCGGCGTGGACGCAAGCGCCGCGAGCGCAGGGGTCGAGATAGCGTTTCTACGCAACGCAGTCATTATCGCTGAAATGGAATGTGGCCCTACCGCCAACGAGGTGTTTAAGCAGTGCCCGAGTGCATTCCAGTTTATTGACGTAACTGCCGTGGCGGGGACTTATACTTACTCGGTGCAGGTGCGGGCGCTCGGGGCTGGGGCGACTGTTCGCGTCGTTGGAACCGCGCTATTGGCCGTTGAACTGCATTAAATGAGGGGGGTTTATGGCACTTGAAAAGCAAAACCTTGAGGTGCCATTTGGCCAGGGACTCGACACCAAAACAGACCCGTTTCATGTCCAACCCGGGAAGTTTTTAAACCTTACTAATGCGACATTCAACAAAGCTGGTTTACTCCAAAAACGAGTCGGATTTGCGTCTACGACCAAACTGTCCACAACGAACAATAAGGGCATTACGACTTTCCGAGAAAACCTTGTCGTAACGGGTGAGGCCATTAACCTTTTTTCTCAGGACACGCTGCAGTGGGTGAATAAAGGGCCTTACCAAAATATTGACGTAGACGCAGTATCAGTCGTGCGAAACGCCAACAACCAAGTTACCGCCGATTGTGTCGTGGCCCCCGAGGGGTTGGCTATGGTCGTGTGGACCGACGGGACATCCAACCTGTCTTTTTTTAAGGTAGTTGACTCGGTTACCGGACAAACGGTGCGCAACGAAACACAACTTCCCACTACGGCCCGGTTGCCCAAAGTGTTTCTAGTGGGCCCTTACTTCCTTATTGCCTACGTAGATACTACGTCGGGCAATTACGTGTACCGTGCTCTTCTTTGGTACGACATAGCGGGTGCGGTCGTTACGGGCACCCTCTATACAGGGGCAAACACTACCAACGTCGCTCATGACGCTTTTACCTGGGGAAATCGGCTTTACTTTGCGGTTAAGGGGTCTGGCCTAATCAGACTCGCCTATATTGACGCCTTTTTAAACGTAAGCACGGTTAACGCCAACCCGGCGGTGTCCCTGGGCGCTACTTCCCATATTACGGTAACAGTTGACCCCGAAAATGCCGACGTATGGCTTGCTTATTGGAACTCAACTAATGCTCAGGTGCAGGCGACGTGCTACACGGCGGACCTTGTCGCGATTCTGCCCTTTAGCTTAGTGGCCACGCAAGCGAACAACTACAACATTTCCATTATCGCGTTTGCGCGCCTCTTAACTGTATTTTATGACGAGGCCCACCCCTACACCTTCGACACCGACCGCGTCACTTGGACGATCTACAAGGCCTCGATAACAGAAACCGGGACTGTTACCGCAGGTGTGCAGATTCTCCTGTCTTGCGCCATTTGGTCCCGACCTTTCCGGGTTGGGGGGCGTATTTATCTCGGCGCCAACTACTACTGGATCGACAACGACCCGATCCAAACCATTATCAACACCCAGCCCACCTACTTTATTATTGACGAGGGCGGTAAGGTTTTCGCGAAAATAGCCCAACCCAACGGGGGTGATATTATGACGGGTTACCTCGCAACAGCCACCGTTGACCTCAATCTAGTGGAAAACAACACCTACGCAGTCATCAACCCGATTAGCGGCAACCCGTTTGTAAAGCCACCCAACACGACGGTGCAAATCCCCTTTTTAATTCAATTCCAGTTATTTCAAATTGGCGCCCTAACCAAGGGGGCTGTTATCTCCAATTTCGGGCAACAGGGCGTTAACCTGGCCACGCTGGGGTTTGATAAGGGGGCGCCAATCTTCGCTGAAATAGCCCAAGGCCTGCACATTAGCGGGGGGTATCTTTGGCACTACGACGGCACGTCGGTTGTGGAGCATGGGTTTCATCTTTACCCCGAACCTATCGGAGCCGACGGGCAAACTGGGGGGAGTATGTCGGCGCAGACCTACACCTATTACGCGGTTTATGAATGGACCGACGCGCAGGGGAACATCCACCAAAGTGCGCCCTCCGCTGCACGCAATATCACGCTGATTACTAGCACCTCAGTGCAGGTCCACGTCCCATGCCTGCGCGTTACTGCAAAAACGGCGACTATTGGCAACCCCGTGAAAATTACGATTTATAGGTCCTCGGTTGCGCAACCTATCCCTTACGAGGTTACGAACGTAAAGACGCCGACCCTCAATAACCCGCAAACCGACTACATTAATTTTAACGATAACAAGTCAGACGCTCAACTCGTCGGTAAGCGTATCCTATACACATTTGGGGGGATTATTGAAAACATCGCGGCCCCAGCTGTGTCTACCAGCGCGATTTTTAAATCGCGCCTGTTTGTCGTCAACAGTGAGGACCCAAACGAAATCTGGTTTTCAAAACAGGTCATCGAGGCCGTACCTGTTGAGTTTAGCGACCTCTTAACTCTCTACGTAGCCCCCACGGTGACAAGCCAGTCGAGCCCTGGCCCTATCGTCGCGATCGCGTCCCTTGACGATAAGCTCATTGTGCTTAAAAAGAACGCCCTTTATTACATAACGGGCACAGGCCCCGATAATACGGGGCAAAATAACGATTTCAGCGACCCCACATTTATTCAGTCCACCATTGGCTGCACTAATAAACACAGCGTTGTTACAACTCCGCACGGCCTCATGTTTCAATCCGATAAAGGAATCTGGCAGTTGGGGCGAGACCTACAGTGCTCCTATATAGGTGCCCCAGTGGAGCGGTTTAACGCGTCTTTGGTAACATCGGCCCTTGCAATCCCGGGAACTAATCAGGTGCGGTTTTCGCTCGATACGGGCGAAAAGCTGGTCTACGACTATTACTTTGATCAATGGGCGGTGTTTACGGGCATTACGGCCTCAGCATCTACGGTGTTTGCAGGGGTCCACACCTACTTAAGCAACGACGGACAAACGGTGTTGCAGCAGCGCCCGGGCTTCTATCGGGACGGGGCAACCCCTGTTGTCATGTCCTTTGAAACAGGCTGGTTTAAAATGGCGGGCCTGCAAGGTTTTCAGCGCGCCTACTGGTTTATCTTGCTTGCACGATATCACTCCCCGCACCAGCTCTATTTTGACGTGGCCTATGATTACAACGATGCGCCACAACAGCGGACCCTGTTTGATACAAGTCCTGGGTATCCCGCCGCCTATTATCCAGAGCCTAACCAGAGTGCGTTAAACGAGAATTTTTCTAACCCAAACTATGGCGACTCACCCTATTACGGTGGCCCGTCCCCTTATGGGGGGACAGGAACATTAGAGCAAGTGCAAGTCTTTTTCTCTCAGCAAAAATGCCAGTCCTTTAAAATTACGATGCAAGAATTTTTTGACCCCCTCGTCGGGACGCAACCGGGCCCGGGGTTGTCGGTTTCTGGCCTAAACATCGTTTTTGCCGCGAAGGGTGTCTCGGCCAAATTGAAGGCATCGCAGGGCATCGGGTAACGCACAAAAGACCATAAGGGAGGGGTTAAACATGGCGATCACGCAACCAAACACCGACTCATGGAAAAAGACAGCGCAAGACTACGCCAATGCCCAACAGGTTTATAAGGGCACCCAGCAGCAAGCGCAGGGCCTTGCCAACTCCCTAACTAAGGGCATGTATGGCCAGCAAGCGCAGGATTTGGCCGCTAGGCAGGCGCAGAGCATGTATGGTTTGAGCGCGGGCGGGCAGGGTATGCAGGGCACCGCTGGCGGTAACCTAGCAAGTACCTACGGCGCCATGGGCCAACTTGCGGCGCAACTACAGGCGCAAGCGGCAGGACGGGGCCCTAATCCGGCGCTTGCACAGCTCGCACAAAGCACGCGCGAAAATATCGGAGCGCAAGCGGGCCTCATGGCGGGGCAACGTGGCGCGGGTGCCAACGTGGGCCTCATGGCTCGTCAAATAGGAGCGCAGGGGGCCAACACCCAGCAACAATCTGCGGGCCAGGCCGCAACGCTTGCGGCCCAACAGCAGCTGGCCGCGCAGGGGGCGCTGGCCGCGCAACAAACGGCTATGGCGGGGGTCGCTGGCCAGCAAGGGGCCCTCGGCGGACAAATGACCGCGCAGCAAATGGCCGCTATGCAATACGGCGGGCAGTTGGGCCAGCAGCAAATGGACAACTTCATGAAGGCAACGGGAATGTCCGCCGACGAGGCTTATAAGGCAATGGCCCTTGAGCAGCAAATGTATGCCACAAAACAGGACTACCAGCAAAAAAACTACGCAACCCAAATGGGCGCCCAGTCGGCTTCCGACGCTGCTAACAAGGCTCTGTGGACCTCAATTGGCGGCGGGCTGGCGGGGAGTCTTGGCACTGTCCTGATGTCCGATGAAAAGGAAAAAACGGACATATCCGACGGTAACGCCTCAATTGAAAAATTGCTCGACGGTATCAATGCTAAACAATACAAGTATAAAAATCCGGGCGAGTTGCCCGGCACGTCGGCAGGAACTAAAACTGGCGTCATGGCGCAGGACTTAGAGAAGTCGAAGCTAGGTGCTAAGGGCGTGAGTGAGCGCGACGGAGTAAAAATGATCGGTGGCCCCGACACTATGGCTAATATTTTAGCGGCCCAAGCGAACCTGCACCATAGGTTAAAGGAACTTGAGGGCGGGAGGGGCTACGCGGGGGGCGGAATGGTGGCACCGCAAGCGCATTCCTTTGGGCCCGATGCGCCTGAGTCCTATGCGGGCCGTTTCCTATCGGGGGGGCGTGCATTTAGTCAAGGTGGGTTGGTCGGGGGGCGGGCAAATCATTCGGGCGACACGCTTAAAAACGATACTGTGTCTGCGAAGTTGTCCCCGGGGGAAATAGTCGTGCCACGCAGTATCATCAACTCTCCTAATGCGGTCGCAGAGTCTAGCCAGTTTATTAAAAATGTTCTGGCGCGCCACGGCGCGAAGAGGGGATAAGATGCTCCCTACTGGCTATGTTAAAACAGACGAGGATGCGCGAACTTTCCAATTTGAGAATGATAAGGGGTCGCGCGTTACCATCCCGAAACACATTTTACGGTTTTCCGACCGAGCCGCCATGTCCCGGTTACCGCTGCATAAAAAAGACGGGGGCCTCATTAATCCTCAAGAGGATGAGGACGAGCGTCTTGCTGCGGCCTTGGACCCTACTAGAAATCAAGCCATAGCCGCCGCTAACATGGCGCAACCTGTCCCTGTAGTGTCCCCCGGCCAAATGGCGGGCATTGCGCCGCCTGCTGTTCCAAACCCCGGAAATGTCCAACCCGTTATTCCCCCGTCGCTGGCGCAGGTACAGGCGCAGAACGCCGCAGCGCTTGAGGCAGCGGCCCCCCGGGCTATGGCTCCTGCGATGCAAAGCGTAGGAGGATACGCTCAAGAGGCGCAAACCGCTGGGGCGCTCGGCAACGCCGAGGCCAACGCAATTCAAAAAATGCAGGACGAAAACGCCGAGCTAGGGCGCCAGACTCAAAAATCCCTTGCTGAGAATGCAATGGAGCATGAAAAGCTCCTGAAGGACTACGGTGACGGCAAAATAGACCCCGACGCTGTCATGAAAAAAAAGAACGGGTGGCTAACGGCCATAGGCCTAATTTTAGGGGGCATCGGTGGCGGGTTAACCCACACCCCTAACGCCGCTGCGGCAGCGCTAGACAGCGAGATTGAAAACGATTTAAAAGTCCAGCAAGCAAACCTGGGCGTTAAGAAGTCCCTTCTCGACGCCAACCTTGCGAAACGCGGCAACCTAGAGGACGCCCTCAAGGAAACGCGCGTGCAAAAACAAGTAGTCCTTGCCCAAGATTTGCAGAAGTTACAAGCGCGCTCAAAATCCCCGATGGCGCAGGCCAAATTTCAACAAGAGATTGACCGCCTTCGTGGGGCAGCTGGTGCGGGAATGCAGGATTTAGCCGTTACAACTACGGCAAAGCGCATGGCCGCCGATGGCGCGCTGTCGCCCGTTAATCAAATCAAATATTTGGTTCCGCCCGAAAACCAGCAAAAGGCCCTTGAGGAGCTCACTAAGGTTAGGTCATCTCAGCAGCTACGCTCAAAGGTTTTAGAAACTTTTGATGCTATGGCAAACGAGACTAAAGGCCTAGACGTAGGTCACGCTAAGCCTGCCCACGCCGCGTGGGGGCCCGTTATGATGCAGCTCTATCGGGACATTGGCGGCGAGGCGTCCGGCCAACAACTAGACACTCTTAAAGCCCTGGGCAATGTTGACTGGTCCACCGACAGCTCTGTTGCAAAAAAGCGCGCGCAGCTAGTGGCCTATCTGGGCGCGCCTACGACTAACGACAAGTTAGATTTATGGGGCATTAATTATAAGAGTAAGGATTCGGCCAATACTGGGTTTAAACCCCGGTGAGACGCCACCCCTGGGGGCATTATGCCAACTGTCGTAATTAATGCCGAGACGGGCCTCGCCGAGCAGACGGACGAGAAAGACGCACAGTCGAAATTGGCGACAGGAACGCATGAGGCGCCCATTGTTTCGCCCGACGGTGTTCTGGGGTCGGCCCCAATCTCCAATATGGCCGACCTTTTGGCGCAGGGCTTTAAGCAGCCTACGACTCAGGAGCTTGACCATTTAGTTAAGAAGGCTAAGTATTCCACCACGGGGCAGGCTATTAAATCTGGGGTAGAGGGTGCCTTGGAATCGGCTACCCTTGGGGTGTCCGCTCCGGTTGAAACGGCCTTTGGCATTTCTACGCCCGAAGACATGTTGGCGCGCAGAGAGTTTCAACCCGGCGCGCGCCTTACCGGCCAACTCTTGGAGCCTGTCGCGGAAGCTGTCTCAGGTGTTGGTCTCTTGAGTCTTGCGGGGAAAGCTATTGGAAAGCAAACCGCCAAATTTGGCGCTAAACTAGCCGCTGAGAAAATTGCGGAGGGTATAGTTGAGGCCGCACCTAGTGCCCTTGCTAAAATTGGGACCGCCGCAGGGAAATCGGCCATCCACGGTGCTATTACGGCGGCAGGCGACGAGGTCGCCAAAAACGCGATTAACGACCCCCAGCAAACCATGGAAAGCGCGCTTTTTAACGTGGGCATTGGGGGGGCTATCGGCGGGGTTCTGGGCGGTGCCCCCACCGCCGTAAAGTCGTTGTGGAATTCCACCCATGGGGAAAAACTTAAAGGGTCCGTGGGTGCTTTGTTCCAACGTGTAAACGGCGGTCATGCCATCGAGCCGGAACTCGACGACCTAATTATAAAATCAGGTCTTACGATAGACCCCGCCGTTAAGGCTGGCCTATCCGATAGCGCAGTTGCGCGCGAGCGCCTAGCCACGCTACGCACCTCGGACAGCAAGGCGGGGTCATACATTAGGGGCCAAGTCCAAAATCTTCATGAGCAGGTTGCCGACGAAACGGCCAAAGTGTTTGGAAAAACCAAGGACGATCTAAAAAACCTCGCCAACTACGACGTTTACGACGAGGGCAATAAGGCCCGCTCCTTAATTGAAGACACACTGGGTGTTGAACATAAGGCGTCCGAAGCGGCCTACGCTGAGGTACGGGACAAGTTTAAAACGGTGCCCTTGGACCGTGCCGAAAAAGACAGCCTAGCGGCCTATATTTTAGACCCTAAGAATGTCCCGGTGGGGAGTCTTGTTGGCGGATCCGAGCAATCGCTTCTTAATAAGGTCGTCAAGTCTATTCCAAAAACCGCTAATCTCGATGACCTTCGCAACCTGGCCTCATCGGCTATGCGCGAGGCTCACGCGCTCAATATGCCTTATTTTGAAAAGACTCTACGCGCGGCATTTGGCGGGGCCGAGGACGCTATTTTAGATAGTAAAGTTTCGGCGCTTGCCCCTGAACTCATGGGGAAACATAGCGCGGCAAAAGCGGGTTACCACGCCCTCATGAATAAAATCGAAGCTTTAAATGACGTGTTGCGGGTTGGCTCTTTTCACGGGCCAAAAAGTTTTTTTGCTAAACTTGCCGACGACAATATGGGTGCCGAGACGCTTGTAAAAAAACTCACTAATAAGGAAAACGCCGAGGGCTTGGCACTACTTCAAAAAAACTTTCCCGAGGTTGCCGATAATGTTCGTGGGATGTTCACCACTAAGATGCTCAAGCGCGCTCAGGGCGCCGCAGAGGGTGGCGAGGGTTTAAGCCTTAAATCGGTAACGGACCAAGTCGCAGGGATGAGTCCGCAGCTCCGCTCGTTCATTTTAACACCTGAGATGGCCCAAAAGCTCGGGGCTATGCAGGAAGTAGTGGGAAAGCTCCCTAAAAAGGGGTTTGGCGACACCATATCCAGTGGGATCTCAAAGACGATTTCAGACCACGCCTTCGGGGGGGTTGCGGGGGCGGCAACTTGGCTTATGGGGGGCGGGGCCCTGGGGGGTTCTGCTGCAAAGTGGCTTGGCGACAAGGCGGCTAAGGAGCTCCCCGACCATGTCCGTTTAACTCTTCTCAGGGCCATGGAACGCTCGGGGCCTGTGAACGCTGCCGCATTTCAAACGGTGTCTGACCAGTACCAACACGCGTATGCGGGAACTCGGCTCATTAAATCAGCGGTCAATGCGCTAGTGTCGGACGCTAAAATGCCCGAGCGCGCGTTGATTTCAAGCGCCCAGTATGCGCGGCAGCTCGATAAACAACTCACCCAACTCAATGAGCGGCCTCAGGATGTTGAGCACATAGGCGGGGACTCGGGTCATTACGTCGAGGACAACAAAGTCCATTTAACGGGCCTTACAGTAAACGCCCAAAACTACTTAAACAACCTGAAGCCAGCCCCTCTTGACGGCGGGACACTGGGCAGGCCTGCGCCACCGAGTAAAGAAAAACAGGCCCGCTATGAATCGGCGCTTGCGGTTGCAGCCAACCCGGTGAGCATCTTTGGAAAAATCAAAAATGGAACCGTTACCCAAAACGACTTGCAGGATGCTGCGGCCATGTTCCCCAGCGTTTATGCGAACATTCAAACCCAAGTACACGAGGCAGTAGCCCTCAACGCGGCGAAACTTAAAAACTTGCCCATGAAGCAAAAGCGGGCACTTTCCATGGTGATTGGGGAGCCTTTAGATATTTCGTTAACGCCCGGGACTACTGCAGCGGCGCAGGGCGCGCACCATACGTCGGCAGTCCGCGCGCAGCAAGAGCAACCCCAAGTTAATACAACGGGGCTTAAGGACTTAGGGAAAAACGCAGCAACGCCGAGCCAACGCTCGGCACTGAAAAGAGCAGGGGGCTAGTTTATGGCAAATATCGGCGGTGTATTTAATGACACGACCTTGGGCGTCCTCACTAATCCGGGGCAACAGGCCGAGCTGCGGCTCACCCCTTATCGGGCGCTGCATGTAAACATTCGCACCCAAGCGGGGCTTGAGGCCGGGACGGTTTCAAATCCCTTTTACGTGACGGGGACGGGTGGGGGGGCTGGGTTTTCCTTGGGGGATTTGACCGCCTTCGCAGTGGGCGTGTCCCCGTTTGTGCCCGGCGGGGGGGTGTTTAACGACGGTCTGGCCGCTATTACGTCGGGCTTAATCGGCGAACTGCGTATGACCGCCTTTCGTGCCCAGCACGTCAACATTCGCAACAACCTGGGTAACGCCCTTCTAGGAACTCAGCTCACAAGCAATTCTCTGCCCGTCACCATGGCGAGCGACCAACCCGCCATTAATGTCAACATTGCATCGGGCGGGGGGTCGGGCTTTTCTATTGTTGATAATTCCTCTTTCACTCAAGCGGTCTCGGCGCTCGTCCCGACTGGGGGGGTGTTTAACGACGCCCTAACTACCCTCGCTTCGGGCGTAACGGGTCAGGTACGCATAACCTCGGCGCGCAGTATGCATGCCAACCTTCGCACCGCAACGGGGACCGCGCTCATTGGGACACAATTCTCTGCTAACTCCCTGCCGGTAGTTTTGGCAAGCGATCAAGCAACGCTCAATGTGAGCGTCGTGAGCGGCGGCGGGGCCGGATTCTCTGTCCAGGATGGTTCAACCTTTACGGCGGGCACTTCCCAGCTGGTCCCTACTGGCGGTGTTTTCAATGACGGGGTCGCTGGATTAACTTCCGGGAATGTCGGCGAGGTGCGCATGACGCAATTTCGCGGCATTCATACCAACCTGCGCAATGCATCGGGTAACGAAATGGGTGTCGCGGGCTCGCCCCTTCGCGTTGACCCTACTGGCACCACGACACAACCCGTAAGCGGGACTGTTACCGCAACGCAAGGAACAGCGGCAGCGGGTGTGGGTGCTTGGCCGTTTACGATTACCGATACAACCAATGCGGTTGTTAAACCCGGAGATGCCGCCAACAACGCCATGCGGGTGAATATTATCGCAGGTCTGCCGGCTGCGACGGGTACTTCGCAGCAGGATAACTCAACCTTTACCCAAGGGGCGGGCCTCGGAACGCCTATCTTCGGGCTGTACACCTTAGCTAATACCTCCCCTATCTCGGGCCAGGCTGCCGCTGTCCGAATCTCCTCTTCGCGAACGCTCCTTTCCACACTCTGTTACGCCGCCGACGGGTCGTCTATGCTCGGGGCGCAAGCGTCTAGTCAGTCGTTCCCTGTAGTTTTGGCAACCGACCAACCGGCAGTGTCGATAGTTGGGAACGTGGGAAGCGGCAGCACCGATTCTGGAAACCCTGTGAAAATTGGGGGTGTTGCGAATACCGCTAACCCCTCTGCGGTAGCAAACGGACAACGCGTCAATGCGTCGTTTGACCCGCTTGGAAAGCAGATTGTGCGAGCAAACGGCCCGCGCGGAGTTTTTGTAAGCGGAAACGTCTCCGCGACCACGACTGTTTCTACGCTTGTCCTTGCGGCGGGGTCTGCTGGGGTCTTTAATGACCTAACAAAAATTGTGATTACTAACTCATCTGCGACTGCAACGGTTGTAGATATTCTATCGGGCGCTGCGGTTGTGATGAGTCTCGCGCTTGCCGCAAATGGGGGGGCTGTAATCGACCTGTCGGGCGCCCCTCTGGCCCAGCCCGTGTCCGCAACAGCGTGGAATGTCCGCTCCAACACAGCGGTTACAGCGCTTTACGCATTTTTCCAAGCGGTGCAGGTAACCGCATAAAGGGGGGCTGGTGCCAACACGTTTTTACTTACCCTCTTCGGGCTCTAGCCCCGTGTCGGTCCCTACGAGCGCGTGGCCGTTCGTCGCCGCCAATTTCGCTCAATATGCTGCGGTAACGACTCCCATAGGCTCGGCGTTGGTCGACGTTATAAATACGCAACAATATGCTTACACGGACAGGGCGCTCTTATTCCAATGGGTGAGTGCGCCCCTGGCGGCGCAGGTTTTGACGGGTCAAATTAAGCTGTCTATCCGGGCGAGTCGTTCGCTTGCTTCTCAAAAAATCCGCTTCTATGCGGGGATTGTGTCGTCGGCGGGTGTAATACGGTTTTCTAATGAGTTTGGATATAACGGCCAAGCGCTCACGACGGTCCTCAGCAGTAAAACAGAAAATGGCGACGTGTCGCCGAGTTGGTCGTGCAATTTAGATGATCGGGTTTGGTTTCAAGTCGGCTTCAACCAAGACGGGACGCTGAAGACGTACACTTTTTCTATCGGGGATTCTGCGGCATCGGACTTGCCTTATGCGGCGGGGGACACCAACGCGTTCAACCCTTGGGTGGAAACCTCGGCGGTCATTAATTTCAACACCCCTCCCCCACCCACGGGTGGCGCCGCTAACCCCTTAATGCTCATGGGAGTGGGTACGTAATGGCCACCGTGTTGTTCGGCACCTCAGCGGGAACGCCCGGCATATCCCCTCCGCGCAGCTCGACCTGGTCGCGCCAATGTTCGCAATTCGGGCGTAACCTGGCGGACACTGTTGACGTATCGTCTGCGGTTTCAAAAGGGGACGCGTCGTCGGTATCAGGCATTCAGTCTACGGCAGGCTACCAGTTCATTTACGGCCCCTTGGCTGCGCAGACGCTTTCGGGCACGGTCACTACGGTCATTCGCGGGCGCTCCACAACCTACGTCAACATTTACACGGCCTCTACTTGCGTTTGGGTAGCTACAGCTGCGGGTGGGGTGCGTGGTACGGCACGGGCCGAGACGCCTTACGGCGCATTATGGGGCACTAGTTATGTCAACTACACAAGCTCTGCTCTCGCCCTATCGAGCGTAACGGTGCAGGCTGGGGACTTCTTAGTGTTAGAGGCGGGGTGGGATTCTGCAACCTATACGGATTTTGACCGCGGAAATATTTCGATCGGCGGCAATGTTGGTAAGTGGACGTTTTCAGCAAATATAGAACTACTCGTTGGGGGGTTACCCAACGCATTAATGCTCATGGGAGCAGGTACATAAAAGGGGTTTAACATGAGGTACGACACTGAGGAGCTAAACAACGCGCCCGTCTCTGGGGCGGGGATTACTGTGAGCGACTCACAGTCCATTTTATACTTAATTGACTTCGCGATTCAAACAACGACAACGGGGACGCTTGCGGGGACACTAACCTACCAAGCGAGCAATGACAGAGTGAATTGGGCCAACCTCCTCGTCCCCGCTCCTGTCGCCGTGACCTCCCCCAGCACCTACTGCGACAACTTCGTCGATGCAGGCTATTACTACATACGGGCGCAGTACCAAAACACGACTGGCGCGGGGAACCTGCTCATTATTTTTAACGGAAAGGGTGGGTCGTAACCATGCGGTTCCTTTCCTTGCAGTCTGTCCTGGTCAATGGCTCTATGGCTGGAAATCTAGTGAGCGCCGTTGTGGCAATACCCCTCCTTTCCCACCTAGCGGTTCAGGTTACTGTTGCAGGCGCGGGCGGAACCGGGGAGCTGCTACTCCAGGGCTCAAATGACGGTGTCAATTTCGGCGAAATCCGCGTCGTAGGCCGGGAAATTATAGCGGGCAACGGTGTCTTTATTCGTAACATGCCTGATATCGGTGCCAGGTGGGTTAGGTTCCAATATCTCAGAACAACAGGAACCGGGACACTCAATAGCATGAGCGTCATCACGGGCACCATTACAGGAGGTATGCAGTGAGAAACGAAAACATAGTCGCGATTGATCTCCCTAATACCTCAATCGGGTTCACCTCCGAACCTATCCAGCTTTTCTTTCTGAGTGTGATTGCAATTCAAGTGATATCAACGGGCACGCTTGCAGGTCGCATTGAGTTCAGCGTCTCAAACGACGGCAAAAACTGGGCGGCAAGTAACTCATTTCCAGACCTTCCATTAGTTGTGGGTGGAAACGCCATCTTCAACGGCGCACAGGAGGCTGCTTACGGATATATCCGGCTCATCCTCACTCGCACAAATGGGAGTGGTGGGTGTCGAGTCATCTTTAACGGGAAGGGTGGTTAACGTGCGGAACATTAATGAAGTGATTTTTAAAGCGACCGCCATTAGCACTGACATGACAGGCGACGGCTACCGCCTGGATAACCTCCTGATAGCAGCTGTCCAAGCCACCTCGACGGGCACCCTCGATGGTGTTGTGGAGTTCCAACTCTCAAACGACGGAGTTAATTGGGCGGGGAGTAACAACTTTACCGATATCCCTTTAGTGCCGGGCACCACACAGCTAGCGCAGAGTTCAATGTACATAGGCGCGCTCTGGATACGCGTGTTCTTTAATCGAACAGGCGGGACAGGGGACTTAACTTGCATCATGAATGCTAAGGGTGGCGCGTGAATAAAGGTAAGAAGCCCTCCATCAAAAAACACACGCCGTGGCTAGTTGAATATAATAAAATAAGTCCTCAGCAACACGATTTTTACCATGCTTGGGCATGCGCGGTAAAAGCTGGTATTAGGATTGTAGACTCATTTACGATGATTAACTGGCAGGCGTCACCAGAGGAGGCGCGGGATGCTATTGCTACCTCACACCACGCCCGATGATCTTATCCTCGCGATGAGTGTAACCATCGTCGTTGCTATTATGGCGTTATCGTTCTTCGACTAACACCACGCGGCAACACTCGGACCATTATGAGTAGGGCTGTCCTTCTCGTACCCTGGAGCTGAATAGGCCGCGTGGTTTCCAGGTGAATCTCTGACGTGGCCGTAAGGTGGTTATCATGGCAAATCGTCAATTCACTCAGTTCTATTACACTCTACGTAAGATGTGCGTTCAGATCGATTCTATCTTAACCTTTGGCACTACTGGGTCCGTCGCATCCTTTACGGGCGCGGGCATTGCCAATATGACGCGTCTTTCTCAAGGTGTTTACCGTGCGCAGCTCCAAGATAACTATGTAGGTGGCCTCGCTTACAACTGGGAGGCTATCAGCGGACCAACGGGTGCGGCTATTGCGGGCGGTTCGTTCGTAGCAGGTACGCTCTATAAAATCGCGTCACCTGGGAACACCACGACCGCACAATGGGTGACCGCCGGTCTTCCTGCGGGATTAACTCCTGCGATTGGACAGGCGTTCGTTGCCCTTGGTGCAGGCGCAGGTACTGGTACCGTGCAAGCGGTAGGTAACGGCGGCATTTCAGCTGTTGAAGTGGTGTCCGAGAACATGCTCAATCCAGTGGGTCTTAATAAGGGGCTCGGTGGTTACGTCGTGTTTAAAACGATGTCATCGGCTTTTGCTCTGGTCGACCCAGTAAATGGTGCCAAGCTTTCGATGACGTTCATCCTCAGCAATTCCACGGCCAATTAATTAGGGTCGCGCCGTGGTCATGGAGGATCGCGGCGCGCCTTACAGGTGAAATATGGCAACTCCGTTAATTCCAGTGGCGTTCAATGTGCAGCAGGCGAATGGCGAGATTCTAGCGTCATGGGCGGTCACGGCGGACGCGACCAGCTACACACTTCAAAAGTCTCTGGACCAGGTGACCTATTCCACGATCTATTCCGGCTTAGTCCCTAACTACCTAGACACAGCGGTTTCAGTAGGTGCGGAGTACTGGTACAAGGTCCAGGGTGTGGGATCAAGTGGGAGTAGTCCGTTTTCAGTCCCGATCCCCGCCGTCCCTGCGCTCCCTGGTACGATGTCCCTCCTCCAGCTCCGCACAACTGCGCAACAGCGCGCCGACCGCGTGAACTCCGGTTTCGTGACGCTTTCCGAGTGGAATAGCTACATTAACCAGAGCTTGTTTGAGCTGTATGACATCCTCGTGACCGCCTATGAGGATTACTACGCAGCGCCTCCTATGATGCTCCTCACGAGCGGAGTGAATACCTACGCACTCCCTGACGATTTCTATAAGCTTCTCGGTGTGGACTTGGGTCTTAATGCGAACTCAAACGCGTGGGTGACGCTTAAGAAGTTCAACTTCATTTCTCGAAACCGTTACGTCTTCCCTCAGTTGCAAGCCAATTACCTTGGGATATCGGGGCTTGAGTATCGCATCGTTGGGAACAACCTGACCTTCATTCCGACGCCATCCAGTAACCAATATATCCGCGTCTGGTATATCCCTCGTATGCCTGAGCTCCTCCAGGATACGGACATAGCTGACGGTGTGAATGGGTGGCTTGAGTACGTCATCACTGACGCGGCCATTAAAGCGCTCCAAAAGGAAGAAAGCGATTGTAGTCTTCTTATGGCGCAAAAGCAGGCGCTACTTAAACGTGTTGAGGAAAGTGCAGTCAATCGCGACGCTGGTCTACCTGACACGATCTCAGATACTCGCACCAGGTCTGAGCGCTATGGTGGTTAT